TAACTGCGATGGGTGATACCGCACACCGCTTCGTAAAGGGACTAGAAGCTTCTTCAGTAACTATCTCTTTCCTAAACGATACCGCAACCGCTTCTGTATTGCAGACACTTCAAGCAGCATGGGGAACCTCTGTTGCAGTTTCTCTATTGCAGGATAAAGGAACCGCTGTATCAGCAACCAACCCACTTTACACATTCAATATCTTGGTAAATAAGACCACGGATATCAATGGTGCAGTCGGCGATATGTCCACACAGGATATTACATTCACAATTAACGGCGCTACAACAGTAGCAACCACAGGCACATTCTAATTAAATAAAAAGGGCTAAAAATGATACAACTTAAAATTACAAGGGTTTCAGGCGAAATCGATACATTAAAGATAACGCCTGTAATTGAGTTTGCATTTGAACAATATGCCAAGAAAGGCTTTCGCAAGGCTTTCCTAGAAGACGAGAAGCAGAGTGATATCTACTGGATCGCATGGGAAGCTTTGCGCAGGTCTGGCGTAGCGGTAAAACCATTTGGTAACGATTTTCTAGAAACGCTGGAAAGCGTAGAAGTAGAGGCAGTCGATAGCCCAAATGGCTGACGCGTGATTCCTTTCATTACAAGATAGCAGCTCTTAGTATTGAAACAGGAATTGCGCCACAGTATTTAATTGAATTAGACGAAGATATGTTCAAAGCGTTCAACGCTTATATCAAGGATAGAAACAAGAGGCTAGAAGATGGCAGTAAGGCTAGAGGGCGCGGTCGCTCTTAGAAAAGCCCTACGCAAATTCGAGCCTGACCTTGCTAAAGAATTAAATAAGGAAATGCGAACCGCGTTGAAGCCAGTCGTAGCGGCTGCTCGCGGTTATGTTCCTGCCACTGGTTCTGTTTTAACCAATTGGCAGACAGGAAACCAAAGACCAACTGCCAAGTGGGCTAACCGCTCTTACGATGCAGCGTTAGTTAAACGTGGTATTAAATATTCGGTAGCGCCTAGTAAGACTAATTCTCATGGCTTTAAGTCCTTAGCTAGTATTCTCAACACTTCTGCCGCCGGAGCTATTTTTGAAACCGCTGGGCGTAAAAATCCATTTGGTCAAGCATGGAACAGATATAGCGGAAGTAATAGATATTCTCGTTCTGTTAATAAATATGCAGGTAGAGATTTTATCGCTGCCGCTAATGCGCTTTCGCCTATGGTTGGCAAAGGCAATGATAAAGGTCGTTTAATTTATCGCGCTTACGAAGAAAATCGTGGTGCGGCGCAAGATGGCGTAATTCGTGCTATTGAAAAAGCCGCTTACATATTTGAAAAGAGGTCAGCAGCATGAGCCAAGCAAATGTCCGCATAGATATTGCTTCCGAATTTACTGGTCGCAGAGCGTTTCAACAGGCAGAATCGGCAACCAATTCTCTTGATAAAGCAGTAACCAAATTAGGTAAAAAACTTACTAGTGCTTTTAGTGCTTACAAAATTGCTCAATATGCTAAGGCTTCAGTCAAGGCATTTGCTGAAGACAATAAAGCCGCTGCGGTTTTGGCTAAGACCCTTGAGAATGTTAATCAGGGCTACGCGACCGATATGGTTAATGCTTATATTGCTAAGACCGAAGCGCTTTATGGAGTATTAGACGACAAACTTCGTCCTGCATTTAGCCAATTAGTTATTGCTACTGGCGATGCAACAAAGAGCCAGCAACTATTACAAACTGCTTTAGATGTATCCGCCGGAACTGGTAAAGACCTAGAAAGCGTAACCACAGCTCTATCTAAAGCATATTTAGGTAATACCACAGCGTTGCAGCGTTTAGGCGTTGGTTTATCTTCTGCGGAACTTAAAGGCAAGTCATTTGACCAAATTATCACTACTCTTAACCAAAACTTTTCTGGACAAGCAGCGATAGCGGCAGATACTTATGGCGGTAAGTTAGATCGTCTTAATGTTGCTCTTAAGAATATGCAAGAAACCATCGGTAAAGGCATTATCGAAGCTTTAGGTCAGTTAAATACAGATCAAGGCTTTAATGGCGTTATCACCAAAATTGGTAGCCTCGCGCAAGATATTTCAGACATCATCGTTGGTCTTGGAATCATGATTAACAAACTCCAGTCAATTCCGGGTGCTGGAGTAATTAAAAACATTTTAAGCGCTTCGTTTAATACTGGTTTATTTGGTATTGCCAAAAAACTTGGTTCTAAAGACCGCACATCTAAAGCACAGCCATCTGTCGTTACTGGCTTCTTAAACGACATGAACAAAATCGCTGCCGCGACTGCCAAGACAAATACAACCGCCAAGAGTTTACTAACTACCGCTAAAGGTTTAACTAAAGAAGCTAAAGACAAGGCAATGCTAGATGCTTTATCTTTGAAATATTTACAAGCAGCCAAAATCTTTAATGAAGAACAAATCCAAATTGCTGCCGCTTTACAGAATAAGGCATTAAGCGCTGAAGACCAGATTCGAGTAAATCTAAAGAAAGATATTCTCGACTTAGAAACCGCTATTCAGAATAAGGATATAGAGGGCGCTACCGCCCTAGCCGCGAAGATAGACCTTGAATACAAACAACTTGGTTTATACCAGTCAGCAGAAAAGGCTGTAACCAGTATTGCGGATATTCTTAAAAATCTAAAGCCAATGGATTTGATTAACATTCAAAACCTGCAAGATGCTCTGGCTTTATTGCTTAAATTAAACGTGCCGCTAACACCACAGCAACAGGCACAAGCAAGCCAAGCACAGGCAAAGGTAGATCAGGCGATAACCACAATCCTTGCCACCGACTTGCCTAACGCTATGGCTGAAATGGACGTAACTTCATATCTTGGAGTTCCGTTCAATCCTAACGTGCCAAGCAATTACGGAGTAGGTAACCCTAATCTTCAAAATGTCCAAGTAACAATCGTGGATAATACTTCTGGTCTAATCGACGTAATTACTGACGCAACTCAACAAGGTTCAGCAAATGGTGTAAATACTAGAATTCTTCGTAATACAGGAAACCTTAACTGGTAATGGCAGCTTATCCAATCCAGCCACAGCTCACTGTTTACTTTACAGATGGCGCTACCTTTGGTTATGGTAACTTTGTATTAGACGACCCTAAAAATGGCGTTCTAGGAACCTCTACGCTGGCTAATAGCGCCACAGGCGACCGCGTGGTGGACGTATCTGACCAATGCGTTAAAGCGACGTTATCGGGCGGCTACAACCTTTTACAGGGCGAATTCCAAGCAGCTACTGCCACATTTCGTATCGTTGATCCAAATGGCGACTGGAACCCATCAAACCCAGCATCTCCTTATTATGGCTACTTGACACCTAACCGCAAGATTCGTTTCTCTGGAACCTATGCCGGAACTGGTTACTTTTTATTCTCTGGCTATATCACTGCCTATAACTATTCATATCCTAAAAACCAAGAAATTGGTTACGTTGATTTAGTCTGCACCGATGCTTTCCGCTTGCTTAACTTGGCTGGTATCACATCGGTATCAGGTGCAACCGCAGGGCAAACCACTGGAACCCGAATTGGAAAGATTTTAGATCAGGTCAGTTTCCCTAGTTCTATGCGTTCTATTGAAACTGGTAGCACCACAGTCCAAGCCGACCCAGCAACCCTGCGCACAGGTTTAACCGCTATTCAAAACTGCTCGTTTTCAGAGCAGGGTGCGTTCTATATCGACGGACAAGGTAACGCCACATTCTTAAGCCGCCAGACTGTTCAATCAGCAGCAGGTAAGACACCAACCCTATTTTCCAATACTGGCACAGGTATTTCATACTTTGACTTTAAGCCAGCCTTTGACGACAAACTGATTATTAACCAAGCGACGATTACCCGTGTTGGTGGCACTGCCCAGACCAATACAGATGCCGCTTCTGTGGCTAAATACTTCCCACATAGCGTTAATTACGACAACCTAGTGGTTCAGACCGACGCAGACGCGCTTAACATCGCTAAGGCTTATGTCATGACCAGAGCCGAAACCACGCTTCGCATAGATTCCATGACCCTAGATTTGACCACTCCTAACTATGCGGCAGGTATCGTCGCAGCTCTAGATTTCGATTACTTCTCAAATGTCCATTTTATAAACGTAGGACAAGACGGAAGCACAATCGACAAAACACTCCAAGTCGTCGGTATTGCACACGATATTACCCCGAACTCTTGGAAGACCACTTTCACCCTATCCGAACCGCTAGTTGATGCTTTCATACTAAATTCAGATCAGTATGGGATAATTGGAACTAGCGCATTTTCATACTAAGGAGCAATAATGGCAACTGGTTTCCCAGTCAAAAATAACTATGCCACTGGCGACGTATTGACCGCTGCCAATATGAACGACCTATCTGGCACACTGAATTTCCTGCAATATACTGCAAATGGAACTCTAGCAGGAAAGAATTTTTTAATAAATGGTGGGTTTGATATAGCACAGCGTGGAACTTCCATCGTGAACCCAACTTCTTATTCTTTAGATCGTTGGTACACCGCTTACAGTTCAGGTGCAACAGTTTCCCAGCAATCAACAGGTGCGCCAGTTGGTTCTCGTT